GATCACGTTATTGGGATCGTTGCGAAAGAAGGTGATCACCCGCTCACAGGCACAGAAATCGCTCGTGGCACTACTGGAGAGCTATCTAAAACACTTTACAGCATCACAGATACATTAATGCGAATGTTCTATAATCCCAAACCTGAGTAGCAACGATGCTACTCTAAACTTGATTAAAGGAGTTTGAAATGGCAGATTATTACGTTGTTACAATGACAAAAACATGTGCGGAGTCGTGCTTTTACTGTCAAGGAGTTGCAACGCAGGAAGAGGCTGAAACACTCTACGGTAAACTAATGATGGGCGAGCTGGGTGGCTTTTACGGAGGTTTTATTGCTGGCCCAGGCCTAATTCGTTACCGAGAGATATTTGATACACGTATTGAAATTGAAGGACCTTACGAATTGAACGTAGTATCCGTCAACGGCAGATATGCTTGTTTCGAAAGTGTTGGGAGTGGTGTAGAAGCCGCTACAAAGAAGGAGGCCGTCGATAAATGGCTAGAACGTGCTAACGGATAATCGCATAGCAACGATGCTACTGAGCCCCTGTGCTTTCACAGACAGGGGCTTTTTTTATTGACATAGCATCAATGCTGCGCTATAATACCTTTATGCGCGAGGATTTTGATAGACTTAAAGAACAGGCCCTACGGTACGCAACACCTGCCCAACGGCGACATATCGAGCAAACAAGACATGACTGGTGTTTGGTCCACGGCCAAAACTCTATGCTTTTGGTGTACGTACCCGACACCCACCCGGAATTTGTTTCTGTTGTCGAAATTGCAGAAGAACTCGGTCTCTGTGGACGAGGTATCGAATATATATTAAAACCCCTCGAAGATGCCGATAATGATTGGCCCGGGAAACTTCCTCGCGCTCTGTGGGATATTATTTATGAACGCAGAGAGGATGCGAAATGTCTAAACGAGCAACGAAAAAAACTACGGCTGTTATCACAAATTGTTTAACTGGAAAAGTTAAAGTAGTCAAGGCCGCTTCCACTAAATCCCTCGTCAATAAAATCCTGGCAAATACTCGATGACGGATCTCATATTTGATCCAGGTGTTACCACAGGAATTGCTGTGATGAAGAACGGCGCCGTCCTCTGGACCGATACAACCGATCGACTCCTCGGAATCGGCAATGCTTTGGACTATGCTAACCTGATGTTTGGCATAAATCGCATTATTTATGAAGAATACATTATCTTTGCGTCCAAAGCCAAAGCACACATCAATAGTCGCGTATATCCGATTCAAGTTGTGGGTGTGATTCGATATCTTTCGTACATACACCACATTCCCCTTGTGCCGCTTCAACCTCGTGTAAAAGCCTCTGTGCCGCTTGAACTTTTCGAGCAAACCCTCCCCAAAGATAGAAAAATCTCCGAGCACGAAAAAGACACACTTCGCCTGGGGCTGTACCAACATCTTTTAGACCAACAAATCACGCGGAATTCCCTTAAAAACGCTTGACATACGGCCTCTTTTATGGTACAATAACTGTATTGATATCAACTTCAGCGGAAGGACCTCTGCGTGATACTCCACAGTGATGATCGTAAACTCTACGTATCTTTGCCAATCCAACACCGTCATGCTGCAAAAGCTATTCCGGGGTATCGGTGGGATGCTGATCGAGTTGCGTGGACTTGGCCTAAATCGCTTGTATCCTATATCAATCTTCGGGAAGGATTTCCTGAGCTTGAAGTTGATCGTGACACGAGTCAATGGTTGCGTACTGCTACGACGACTTCGGATTGGTCCAGTCTACCTCAGCCGTCCGTCGATCGCTGGGATGATCTGCGAGATTATCAGCAAGACGGCGTAAATGCTTTACTGTCTAAAAAACATGTTCTACTGGCCGATATCATGGGCACGGGTAAGACCGTACAGGCCTGTGCAGCCATCAGCGCCCTCCCTTGTCAGCGAGTATTGGTCCTTTGCCCTAAAAGCACAGTCTATCCGTGGTACGAACATGCACAGGAGTGGGCCCCGGAATACTCTGCGTACATTCTTGATGGTTCTACAAAAAAACGCAAGAATTTCCTCGATCATCTGTGCGAAGAGCCCCCTAAACCATTCATCGCGATTACAAACTGGGAAGCGGCGCTTTATGTTGACTTTTCCAAATATCCTTGGGATATTGTAATCGGTGACGAGGCTCATCGTGTGCGTAATCGCCAAACCAAAACCTACAAAGCAGTTTCTAAAATGCACCCCGAGCGTCTATGGCTACTCACAGGAACCCCCCAACATAACGGTCCTCAAGACATCTGGGCATTGTCGCATTGGCTGTACCCAACGGATTTTTCAAGCTACTGGCAGTTCTACGAGGCGTTTGTCGAATATACCGAGGGTTACTGGGGCCGTGAAATCATTGGCGCCAAAAATTTAGACAAATTGTCCAAAGTCATTGCACCGTTCACGTTACGCCGAACAGAATTACGCGGCTTGCCGGACAAATTGCCACCTATCCCTGTGCATCTTCAGCTCGGCCAGAGAGAGCGAGTTTTGTATCAAAAAATCGAACATGATATCCTGATCGAGCTAACGACAAGTGAAAAACTGTTTATTCCGGGAGCTTTGGCTAGATTGACTCGGCTGAAGCAAGCTGCGTTAGATCCCGCATTATTCGGTGCTGATAAGTCGTTTCGATCCCCTAAAATGGATGCTGCGATTGATTTAATCCAGGATAATCCAGAGGAATCATTTTTAGTATTCAGTCAGTATGCTGAGGCTGCTAAGACGATATATGCTCGATTGCAAGAATTAAATGTTTCTGCGGGATTGCTTATTGGTGCAACCTCGGGTAAGGAACGACAAGTTCAAGTCCAGGCTTTGCAGGATGGTAACATCCGTGTTCTATGCTTAACGCTTGGTGCTGGCGGCGAGGGCCTGACCCTCACAGGAGCGAACAACGCAATTATGCTTGATGCAGCCTGGAATCCTGCTGTGATGGATCAAGCAGAAGCTCGTATTCATCGTATCGGCCAAACGCGAATTTGCAGGATCTATAATCTTATCGTAAAAGATACTATTGATGAAACTATCCAGGCTATTTTGGCAAAAAAACGTGGGAGCGCGGATGCTGTGCTAAGTCCGCTGACGGTTATTAAACAACACTTCGGGCTAGGGGAGTCTTATGAAGAAGATTAAGTTAGCGAATAATCGCGGCACTGCTCTAGTAGATGACGATGATTTCGATCGAGTAAGTCAGTTTAAATGGTGTATCTTAGAAGGATTGCACACGAACTATGCACAGACAAGTATTTACCCTAACGGTAGACACACAACGGTATCAATGCATCGTCTTATTATGAATAAGCCCAAAAAAATGCATGTAGATCATAAAGACGGTAACGGTTTGAATAACCAGCAACAAAATCTGCGGTTGTGTACAAGGTCTCAAAATCTAGGTAATTCCCTCAAGCGAAAAGGTTGTAGTAGTAAGTTTAAAGGAGTAACTTGGAACAAACGCGATAAAAAATGGAAGGCCCACGGATGTTTGAACAGTTGTTTCAACTACCTAGGTTATTTTGATGATGAGCAAGAAGCAGCACAAGCATACAATGTTTGGGCTGTAAAAGCATTTGGCGAATTTGCACAATTAAACAAACTGGAGGATTCAAATGCCTAAACAACGTTGTGGAGATAGTGATGGGTTTAAGCGCTGTAAAAATCCTGGGCAGCATCAGTGCTGCGCGTGTGGTTTGTCTCTCTGTGACAAACATGCGTACTTTTACCCAGATCCGCTTGAAAAAGGTAAAACTGCAGTCTATTGCGGACGCTGCAAGCCTCGGGGAGCCTGGACAAAATGAACAAACGTGTAAGTGATGAGGTGCTGAAGGAACACCTGGACGCCTGCGAGGGGTGTCTAGAGTTAGATGGCTGCGGGTGTAGCGACATGGTACGCGAATACAATGAGTCCAGCCCTAAGGAACAGGCCAAATGGACGGACCCGCCAACATACTGCACAGAGTGCCAGTGGTGGATAGACGAGAAAGCACTGTTCGTTGAGCTGCAAGAGCGGCGGGCTGGGGATGCGGAGCGTGACGCCGAGATCGAGCGGAAAAGTCTTGTAAACAAAAACTTGCGTATGTCAATTGAAATTATGCAAGACAATGCCATGGCCGAGATCGCCGCGCTCAAGGCGGAGATTGCCAAGCACGAGGCGGCGGCACAATTATGCAGCACAGCGCGACTATCCGTATTTGTAGAGAAATGAGGCAGTATGAAAGTATCTATCAGTAGTTACAAGCAATGGCAAAAATGTCGTAGGGCGTGGTTTTTCCAGTATCGCCTTGGTCTAGAACCAAAGACCCCGAGTACGGCACTGTTCCTGGGGTCAGGGGTTCACGAAGCTCTGGGAATGTACTACCGGAAGAACTGCACCGGATTGCTGGATGAGTACTTCCGAGATTGGGCAGCCGAGGCAATCCATAACATGCGCACTGAATTGGCGTTCTTCTGGCAGATTTATGAAAGTGATATGTTAGAACAAGTTGAACTTGGTGCTGCTATGTTACGACATTATCAGCAGTATTATGCGCCGCAAACAGGCCGCGACGACTTTGAGATAATCGACTCGGAAATCAACTTTGAGCTCCCTATCTGTGACGATGTGAGTTTTCGAGGGCGCGTGGATGGGCTAATTCGTTCAGACAATGGCTTGTTGTGGGTCTTTGAACACAAAACCGCCAAGAACCTGAACCGTATTGATTGGACCAGCTACGATCCACAGTGCACGGGGTATATCTGGGCAGCACAGGAACTAAGCAGCAGTCCTGTGCAGGGTATGTTGTACAATTTTATGCTTAAAGATGTACCAAAGGCACCTAAAATGCTTAAAAGTGGTAAATACTCAACTGATAAGCGACTAAAGACAACCTATGAAGTTTTTCGGCAAACTCTTTTGGAGCATGGTCGGGACCCTTCGGCCTATTCTGAAAGATTGACAGAGTTGCGCCTACAGGGTAATCCTTTCTTTGCACGTATCTGGGAGACCCGCACACACAACCAGCTTAATCGTTGGCGCAGGTACATGCAAGATACTGTTGCAGATATGCTGCACGGTAAGATCTGTCCGACATTCGGGTATGACTGTTCCTGGTGCTCTTTTAGCACCCCGTGTCATGCGCTTGAGCTTGATGCGGATATTGATTTGGCCTTAGACGGTTATCAAAAACGTCATAGAGATGATGAGGAGGCAACCGCGTATTTACCCGCATCAGAGATTGATTGGTCTCAAGTCTAAGTTTAAGTAGTGAAAGGAGTCGTATGTGAACAATATCCTTCCCGTTCACAGCATTGCTGAAAGCGGCAAGTTTCTAAAGTTGTTGGTTTATGGCGAATCTGGCGTAGGTAAAACCCACCTTGTAGGTACTGCAGCAGAAGTTCCCGAATTAGGGAATGTATTGATCGCGGATATCGAAGGGGGTTTGGCTACACTGGCAAACGCCGCTTACAAAGAAGAAATAGATGTTGTGAGCATTCAAAATTGGGATGACATGATTAATACATGTCGATATCTCGTAACAAATCCTGATGTGTACGGTACGCTTGTGATTGATTCTCTTTCCGAATTATGGAACCTTTGTATGCAACAAGTAGCCGGGGATCACTTCGATCTCCCAAAGTTGCAGGACTGGGGTAAAGTCAAAAACACTTTTATCAGGTTCATTCGCAAACTGGTCCAACTCCCGATGAATATTGTGTGTACGTGTTTGGAAAAGACGGAGCAAGACCCTGTTCGGGGGTTTACCAAGGCAACCCTGGAGATGCAAGGTGCAAGTCAACGACTTACACCAGTGCATTTCGATACGGTCGTAAGGCTACGAGTAGCGTGGCCCGATGGACGCGACAAAGATCCCCAGCGAGTTCTTGTCACTGCTCCGAACGGGATGGATTTGATCAAAGATCGCTGGGGACTCCCCCGGTTGATCGTAGAACCAACAATGGCTAAGATTTATTGGAAAATTGGTACAGAAAAAGTAGAAACCTTGGAGGAATCAAATGAGTGAGGAAACAACCCTAGATTTCAGTGATGTGACCCTAGATTTCAGTGATGTCCGTGACGCCGACGAGGCACTGCCTGCGGGGATTTACGGCCCCTGTGCCATTGTCGATGTAAAGTCTAGTCAAAGTTCTAACGGTAATCCGATGTTGACTCTGCGATATCGCGTTCAGCCCGAGGCTCCCACAGGAGCGGGCGAAAACTTTTGGGGCCGTTTGGTCATTACACCAAAAACAATGTCGATGGTTAAGCGAGATCTTAATCGTCTGGGCGTGGATGTTACCAAGCCTTTCCAGATGTCCGATCTCCCAGGAATGCTGCAAGGTCGCCAGTGTATGCTGCGCGTAATCATTTCTGAGTGGGAAGGCAACCGTCGCAACGAAGTTAAAGAAATCATTCCTGTGGACCAAGGCCTTCGTGCTGCTGATGACGTGTTTTAATGACATACTATGAGTTTGGAGATTCTCGTACTTACACAGCAGAAGCTGTTTCTGATGATCAACTCTACCGCGCTATGCGCGATATGGACTGCACAGTAGGAGGGGTCTATTCGCGTATGGCTGTTGAGTTGGCAGCTCGTAGACATGCGGATACTCAACCAATTCCCGCATCTACCAACGAACGTATTCAACAACTACTCAATAATTACCACGAGTCCACTGTTCGGTTTGAACTAAGCGACGACGGCAGGGTTTACCGCGCTGTATTAGCTTGTATCATTGATACCAAAAATGTGAGGGGCAGCGGTAGTAGTACAGAATCCGTGGACGGAGCCCTAGACCAGCTAGATCGAATGTTACTTGAGATGGTCGAGGACGGTATACTTTAACATGAGGGCTTTGTTTGTGACGACGATTGCAATCGCGCACCTGTACGGTATTTCGCCCAGGCTACTTCATAGGATATTCTTTCTGGAAAGCGGTTACGGCAAAGTTCAGGTTAGTACTACTGGTTGTTGTTGGGGGCCGGGGCATGTTTACGCAGAACAGTGGGGCGTGTCCAAAGAGCTATTACTAGACTTGGCGCCTTCCGTAGATTGCTCGGCACAAATTCTATCGCTATTGTTGAATCGTTACAATGGCGATACCCGAAAGGCTGTGGCTGCATATACCGGCGGTTACAACTATATTGATCGTCTGATCAAACAAAGCCCGTTAGACTGGTTTAGGTTACTAGACCCTTCGATACAAAACTACGTCACCTATGTCTTGCAGCGTCCCCAAGCGGGGATGCTGCGAGGCATCGCCCTTTTTTAACCCAAGGAGTATTGCCATGTCTAAACCTCGAAAAGAATACGTTCCTCTGATGCGTCTATTGCGCGAAATAGACAAATATGGCAACAAACTGCATTTTACTACCCCAAAAAGGAGCTATATTGCCGGGAAAGGTGTGGGACATTATTTTCTCGTTGCATATGTTGAATATAGTAATCTCCCTGAAATTTCTGGGGAGTTTGAAGACCTGCGAGAGCTTGCTTTGAGGATGCGTGAAATCGGTAATTTGAGTGCCTGGAGTCGTAATCAATGATAACATCTACGACATACACTGAGCTAGTTGATTTTTTCAATCTCGTCGTACCCCAAGCACTTATCGAAATACGTGTCGTACACCCCTCCGCAGCAGGTACAAATAATGCACTCGTTGCCCGAGATTGGTTTAGCACCTCTGAAAATGCCGCTGCTTTTGCACAGGGGACTCACTTTGAATCTGAACACGTATACTTTGGTGCATGTCCGCGCAAAACACGTAGTGGCACCAAAGATGCTGTGCGTAATGCCTGGGTCGTGTGGGCTGACGTAGACCTACCGCAACTTCCCGATAAAACATGGGCCCTGCCGCCTTCCTGTGTTGTTTTCACAGGGCACGGATATCACGTTTATTGGCGTTTGAAACGAGCTTACACAGAAGTAGATTTTGTAGAGCAAGCAAATAAAGGTATCGCACTGCTTTGTGATGGCGATAAAGTTGCAGATATCAGCAGACTTTTGCGGGTACCCGGGACATTTAATGTTAAAGACGACACTCCTATAGCATGTGAGATCACGTACTTTGATCCCACAGTCCAGTACGACCTTTCGGATCTTTGTGCAGTGATGGCTGTGAATCCTGTAATCTGGTCTTTAATTCGTACTGCTGACTTGGGCAAATATGCTACCCGCTCTGAACGAGATTGGCGTATTATCACAGCCCTGGTCAAGGCAGGTTTTTCGGATGACGCAATCAAACTCATTTTCGATCGTAATCCTATCGCAGATAAATCTACCGAAGATAACGGACATTATCTGGAACACTCTTTGACCAAAGCTCGTAAGGAAATTACGGCCCCCGGAGCTTCGGGCGAGGCCGACTACGGTATTTTTGAACGCAAAGGCGAAGGTTACTATAGACAAACCGCCGCTGGTGGCGAAGCTCGTTTAACGACTTTTACACTACATCCTACTGCTGTATTGGTCAGCGACACAGGCGAGGAAATCCTTCAGGTAGATCTTTCCTTCAATAATACCACTCAAAAAAACGTACTGATTCCTAGAGCAGCTTTTTTGAGTGTGTCATCTTTAACAAAACATCTCGGATCTTTGGAAGCAACTGTTTTGGGGACTGATCGGGATGTGCGATATCTTTTGGCCTATCTTGGTATCAAGTTACAACACATGCAACGTCAATCCTATGTCACTGCTGTGGGGCGGCACGATGATTATTGGGTTGGCACAGATATCGTATTTGACAAAGATGATCAGTGGGATGCACACGCAGGGCCTTTGATTTTCGCACCTGCCAGTAGTGTCTTTAACGAAACCTTATACATATTTGAGGATACATCTGTTTACAACGCCAAATTACGGAAGTTACTGGTAAATCTGTTACATCTTAACAAGCCCGAGGTGCTTTATCCTGTTTTGGGGTGGTACATGGCTACTCCGTACAAACCTGTGTTGCAAAAGCTACACGTCAGCTTCCCTATTCTGAATATTTATGGAACGCGGGGTGCCGGTAAAACGACGATCGTCCGGGAAGTGTTTCTGCCGTTGATGGGTATCCAAAATGCCCAAATCCATGATTGTAACACAACTCAGTTTGTGTTGTTGACACTCATGGGCTCTTCCAATGCAGTACCTGTAGCGCTTGCGGAATTTCGAGAATCCAGTTTGTCTACAGCACGTTACAACGGCATTTTAAGAACGGTACTTTTGTCTTATGACACAGGACGAGATAGTCGTGGACGGGCTGACCAGAGTATTGCAGAATATCCTTTGACTGCTCCAATGAGTATCGATGGCGAAGATCCGCTAGGCGACCAAGCTGCCAAAGAACGTGTTGTTGCGGTTTACATGACACCCACCAACATTGCGCCGGGAAGTACGTCAGCACAGGCCCTAACCGCACTAATGCAGCAGGACCTTAACTTTTTTGCAGCAGAATATTTGCGGTGGACGCTTACACAAGATGTAACAGCATTATTGGTCAAAGCAACAGATTGCGTAGCACTTGCCTTCCCCATGCACCTACCTCATAGAGTCCGTCGAAATGCTATTGTAGCTTTTTTAGGCTTACTTTCTCTAGAAAGCTTTTTAAAGGAGAGGGGGATGTCGGACCTGTGGGTTGCACCAAATGCGAGTATCTTCAAGAGTAGTCTTGAAAATGTAGTGAATCTACAAGGTCACAGCCAAATGTCCGCAGATTCGTTTGTTGAAGATGTCATCAACCACTTTGCTTTAACAGGGGGTGCGGATTTTCCTGCAAAGTTACACTGTGATACCCAGCGCCTTAATTTCCATCTCAAGACTGCATTCCAGTGGTGGGAAACTCGTTTCAGAGGAAGTTCAGGCCCACCCCTCTCCTACCAAGCAATTAGGCATCAAATGCAAGAACGCTTTTTTGATGAGTCCGCAGAATCTACTGCGCGTGGCGACTATGTAGCAAAAACAAATACCATTATTCGGTATAGCGGACACGTTTATAACATGTATCAATTGGACTTGCTTCAATGCCGAAGTTTTGGACTAGAGATACCAGAAGAACTACGAAAAGGAGATTGGGATGAGATCTTATAGCGAAGAACTCGAAGAAAATAAACAACAAGTGCTCCTCGAGATGCATCGTGTAAAGGTAGAGCTCGCAGGACTTGGGCAGGAATTCCAGGAGATCACAGCAGAGTTAGACCGTCTCGGATACAGTATGTTCGACGCTGATGACTTGCCCGACCATACTACCGTTGAACAAATACTTCTTCGAGCAGTCACAGTTCCCCAAGAATACGACCTCTTGAGTTACGCTAGATTTACGTCAGATACAGGACTTGAACTCGTTCCGGAAGGGGGGGTTTTTCGCACCTTAGACGGTACGGGGGTTGTGATCTGCCGTAGATGGAGCGAAATCATCGGAAAAGATGTGTGGGACCCTGCTTGGCGTGAAGGTACCAATGAATTCCGCTGGTACACACTTGGTGGCGGCATAAGATATTACAAACTATCTGAGGTTACAGTAGAGCTTTCTCCAGAAAAGAGGTAGGAAATGCCTAAAGCACCTTACGCACTCTGTTCAGAATGTCCTTTACAAAAGGAACCGTTCGTTCCCTGTGAAACACATCCAGGAGCAACCTTTGCTGTTGTAGGCGAGGCTCCAGGGTATCAGGAGATTGCGGCCCAGAAACTCTTTGCTGGGGATGCGGGTAAAATATTGGATGCCTTGTGCAAACATGCAGGGGTATCTCGAGATACTCTTCATCTCACCAATGCAATTTTATGCAAAACCCCCTATAATCGGGCGCCTACCAAGCAAGAATTAACATGTTGTCGAGGTCGGTTACTTTACGAGCTAGGAGGGCTCTCTGTGAAACGTGTCTTAGCGCTGGGACTCAGTGCTACGCATTCTCTTTCGGGTAACTTTAATGTCTCCTTAAAATCGTTACGCGGAGCCTACTCATTGATTAAAGAAATTCCAGGGCTGTATTTTTTGCCCACATACCGTCCTGTGGCAGCATTACGTAATGTACGATGGTTTCCTATCTTGAAACGAGATATGGAACGATTTTTTCGCAGGGCTCCTGTATTAACGGTGCCTGAAATCTCTTATACGTTTCTCAAAGGCATTGCTATGCTGGAAGAAATGGATAAACAAGAAACTCCTGCATGGGTATTTGATGTTGAAACTGACTCTCTCGAGTGGTACAAAGGACGGATGCTTTGTATCGGATTAGGTCCAGTTGACTCGGATGAAATTTTTATCGTCCCAGAGAATTTATTGTACCAGCCACGCAGCCGAGCATTTCTTAAAACGTTTTTTAGCAAGCATCAATTCATCGGCCATAACGCTAAATTCGACGCGCATTTTATTGAAGCATGGCTAGATGTGCGAGCCGATGTTTGTGACGATACGATGCTAATGAGTTACGTATTAGACGAGCAAGGCGTACATGGTTTGAAGGAATTGACCCTGGATTATTTCGGGGTTGAATATGAATCAGCTTTGAAGGCCCACCTCCCCCGTTTTCAGTCAGCCAAGTATGGGCCAGTACCTACCTATCGAGATGTCCCTTCCGAGATACTTCAAGAATATCTTGCTCGAGATATTGACTTTACTCGCAAGCTATACCACCTTCAACGAACGCAACTCCAAAAAGCACATCTATGGGAGCGCCCCTATAAAACCCCCGTGATGTGTATTGCTAAAGTTATCACAGAGATTGAAAATAATGGGCTTTGTATGGACCACGAACGTCTCGAAACACTAGATACTGAGCTCGACGCAGCAGTGGTAGCTTTCACAGCAGATCTACGACGAATAGCCAATAAGCCAGACTTGAACCCTAACTCACATCCCCAGATCCGCGAAGTCTTTAAGGAACGAGGTATTCACCCAGGCCAAAGAACCAAAGGCAATAAACTATCGACCGCTGCCGATGTACTGAAGAAATACCAGGAAAATACTCCCGAGATATTTATCTCTACTTTGCTGCAGTATAGACGAGTTAAAAAGATAAAATCTAGTTACACTGCACCGTTGCTTGAGGCAGTGCAATCCGATCGAGTTTATCCGACATACTTATTACATCGTACTGTCACAGGACGTCTCTCTGCAGTAGACCCTGCTGTAATGACACTGGCTAGGCCCGAAGACTACTGGACAGAATCATTGCGTAAATGTATCAAAGCTCCCCCAGGAAAATCGTTTATCTATTGTGATTATAGCCAAGCTGAATATCGCGTAATCGCACAGATCAGCGGTGACACAAATATGATTCAAGCCTATCGAGATGGATCTGACCTGCACAGCCGTGCAGCAGCCGCATTCTTTGGAGAAGATTATACAAAAGCAGATCGTTCTCTGACTAAACGTTTCAACTTTGGTTTTTGGTACGGGGGTGGGCTCAATACAATTGCAACCCAAATTGGCCTTCCGAAAAATGCTGCCCAGGAACTCATGGCTCGTTACACCAAAATATTTCCGCAAGCAATCGCATTTCGTGATGGACAGCTAGAAATTGCGCGGAAGCAGGGTTATGTCGAGGAGCCATATTTTTTGCGAAGGCGTCGTTTTCCTTTGCTGACTCACGATAACCTGGACGATGTACGTAAACAAGCCGCAAACCATAAACCTCAAAGTCTAGCGAGTGATCTCACAGCAATGGCGGCATATGAAATGATGCAGCAAGAACCCCCCGAAGCCTGGGAACTAAAGTTGGTGCTGTTTATGCACGATGCTGTAGGCGTCGAGTGCGCTACTGCGTATACCGCTGAAGTTGCTGCGTGGATGATTAAAGTAATGGAAGAGACACCGAAAATATGGATACCTGATTTGCAGGTTCCGTTCAAAGCAGAAGCAGACATAGGAGAGTATTGGCAATGAAATTTACAGAGAATGACCTACCGTACATGCGTGAGGATTCGCGTTTTGTGGCGCCTATCCCTGCAAACGTTGAATACAGGCTAGTTGCGATTACACCACAGTGGGTTGAATTTATATCGGGTAATGAAAAGATTTATGTACATCCTGACAAAGCGATCGAATTGCTAAACAACCATCTTCAAGCTAGTCGTAGCCTAACATTCGGCTAAATTTAAGCACAAGAGAGCGCCCTTCTGCGGAGGACCGGATGTGGGCCGGAGCAGCATAAAGCTGCACAGAAGGGCGCTCGCTTTTACTTTAGGAGCTCCGCAATAGCTCCTGCTAAAAGAATTTGGCCTAGATTGTCCAAGCCCTGTGTGGGAGCCTTTGGACGAGGCCTCGGGCACCAATTTTGGGGTGTACCGGAAGTCTTGGAAGTATCAACAACTACAACAGATAGACTAGAATCACACTCATCATCAGCAAGCTCACGTACTATCGCATCTATCATTGTGCGTCCGGAAGATCTATACCGATTTCTCGCAGGTTACTGACGATGCTACCTGCGATACACGCAACAATAGCAAACCACGATAGAATGACAAAGCCAGGGTCTACAAAATAAGCAAAGTCCCCCAGCAAATCTGGTGTAGCAAACTGAGCTACAAGCACGATCGCCAAGTACCCCAAGACAAAGGGTACCACGTTAGTTTTGTAAAACTCCCCGACGTGGCCCCAGTCAAATACTCCTTGCTTGATTGCTGCACCAACCCCTGTGATCAAGTCAGCCAATACCAATACACTGATGGTCATAATAAATGGTTTGGCCGTATTCCAAAACGCTGCCATAAACGCATATACTTCAGTCATTTTAAACCTCCTAACTAAAAGCCCATTTTGCAATCTCACTTATTGCTATACCTGCAATAGCAGCCACCCCTGCCCAGCTTGCTACTTTAAGTTGAATATCGTGAATTGCTCCCTGCAATTGAGAGATCTTATTTTCAGTTTCTTTCAATCGTACTATATTGTTGGATGCGCGTGCAATATCGGAACGATACGGACATCGTAATCCTTCGGTTTCGACCAGCGTTTCAATACGAGCAAGCCGATCCATTATTTTATCAATTTTAGTTTCTACTGTATTGAAATCTGGCATCATTGTAAACTCCGAGATTAATGTGATTACTTCCGAATGATCAAGGTAAGTTGCTGTACATATACAAGTCCCGGAGAGTTTACGTATACATCACGCATTGATACCGCAGCAATCCTAGTAGGTGTACCGCCAAAAGACGGTACTGCAAATGTTCCAAACGTCCAAGGTGCAGTACCATATCTCTCGACTGTACCGCTCCAGTCAATGTATTGAAAAGCGCTCAAAGTTGTAGCGTGTGTTGTGTCGTACAGCGCAATTTGTACAGCAGTACCATCATGGGCAATATCCTGACTAAACACACCTTTTGCAAAAATAGTACAACCTGCATAAGTCTCGTCATTCGATACCCAGAAATCACGCGGAGTTGGGTTAGTAAATTCAGTAATAACTGTCGAAATAGTTACCCTCGTTGACCCTACTAGATCTATTAAAGGGTAAACAACTTCTCGAGGGCCTTGGTTTCCTATAACATCTGTGCGAAGATTGTTGTATTGTGATGCGAGAATGGTCATACCAGTTGTGACTGTACTTGAATACATTAACGTCTCCTAACTAAGCGTTAAGCGATACTCAAATGCAATATCATAAAGAGCCGATCCGTTATTAAAATCAATCGTAGCTCGATCAAACATGATACCCGTATTTGCAGTACCGTTAGCAGTATTATGTCCAAACATACCAACCTCGAGAATCGTATAGGGTGTTTCTGCTGCAAAAAATCTAGTCGTCCAAGTAACCACACTACCAACTCGATGATCGCTTTGAATCTCGCGACGTAATACTTCTGCAGCTAGAGCTGTTTGCGATGTAAGAGGTTCGGAGGTGGTTGTACCGATTGCACAATAAGTTAATCCAGTATCGTATTCATCTACATCCCGAAGCATGTCTCCGATAAGTCCTTGACCTGCGGATGTAATGATATTATGTGCTCGTACAACTTTCACAGGAACACCGTCGCGTTCCAACGTTATCAGGAATTCCCCATCTAGTTTAACACCACACGTAAAATCCATTTTACCCCCAGAGAGCCGTATCCCAAATCCCGAATCCGTAAATATTGTCAGCAGACTCACTTGTTTCGTAAGTAAATGTTCCCGCCAGAGTAAGCCCACTACGAGTTGACACAAAATCGCGAAGTGTTTCGGAATCATCATATTCAAAGTCTACTTGCTGGCGATCATAAAGGTTACGCAATAACGACAATAGTGTAGGATTATATGCGCCAAACTTGACATCATACTCGAAATACCACAAGGAGTAGGCTTTCATCGTTACTGATTGAATCAGATAGTAATCATCAACTCCTGTGGTTGAATTAATAATCCGGATACGTTGCCCTGCACGAAGCCCTGAGCGGTAACACTTTACTTGACCCGAGACTGCGGCATAAGAATGCTCTGCTAATTGAGCATCTGCGATATCTACCGCTTCTGAGGTTGCATGAATCCCTGCATCTACAATAACATGATCAAACCACACACTCCCGTAAGTTATATGAGATGAAACATTCTGGCGCCGCACAATCACAGGAAGATCATATCCGTAATAGAGCAATAAATTAGAGGATCCTCCGTAATAAGGAAGAGGTGCCGTACTTGGAAACGAAAGTACACGTTGTTCTGTATCAATTAAAGCATCGTATCCATCGGAAAATTCGTGCGTTCCTACAGTCCCTACCCGTAAAGGATCAAACCCCGGTGCGTAAATCACTGCAGCAACATCATATGCTTGGTAGGCTGTAGTGAAAAATAATGTTGTACCATCCCCCTGAAACAGTTGCCTAGTTCGTGGTTGAGGCTCTTTGCCGCCATAAACATAAATCTGATTTCGGATAGTGGTAGCATCTTCGCGTATAGCCAAGGAGCCTTTAGCAAAAGCAAACAATGTTGTGTTATTCGGGGCATCGCTTAATCCAAATGGCGCAGCATTAGTCAAGTCAGGAAAATAATGCACCGCTTTATCTGCATCAACGTACCAGGAATACCCTGTGAGCAAACACATTTCACGTAATACATCCGCAATCGAGCGCCTACTTACAACTCTACGCACAAACGTAATTCCTGCATCTTCAACATATGTTGTAGCATCGTATACTGGAAGATACTTTGCTACGAGAGTTGTAATAAGTTGCCCGTCAGTAATGTCTCGGTAGGCATCATTAGCTGTAGTTCGCTCCAAAACAATACCCCAGCTAAATGCCTCTACCGCATAAACAGCCGCATCACCGCTACTGCGCAGCGTACTACTGCTAACATTGGTGATTTTACCGCCAAAAATAGCTGTGCCATCCATCGTAATCGAAACATCTTGCCATACACCCGGCACAAGGGTTTGATCAGGATCATACCACGTAAATTGAAATTTATCTAAAGCGTTTGTAACGGTAGACTCAAAAGACGGCCTGGGATTGAACTGCACAAAGGCAGTCCGATCCTCGCCATTAATGGTATAAACCAGCGGTGTCGATTCGACGTGTGCAGGAATAGTCATCAAGCCCCCTGCAGATAAGGCGCCAATTGACGCTCAAGCATATCAATAACTCTGCGAGCGGTTTCAGTGTCATCTACCGCAAACTCATTTTTGAGGTTGATGATTTGCGTTCTAGCATAGTCACCTACGGACGGCACAGGGGGCGTGTTTGAACTGCCCGAGCCGCCGGTACCAAAAAGATCTTCCGGTGTGTAGACATGACCTTCACCGCCCGGAACCTGCATGATTTTTGAAGCCGTTGCAGTAAGATCTTTCAGCGATGATGGCATCGAGCTGCCTGTAGGCGGCGCCTGAAAAGCGGTTGCGGAGTATCTCAAACTATGAAAGGCTTGCTCGGCCTGTGCATTCAAGTCTTGGATAATCGGATGGAACATGCTGGAACGCTCTTCCTGACGATCCTCCGGCCACGTTGTTGCTGAAAGAACCTCAAGTCCACCCATCGCTGCGCTAAATGGTGTAATCGCTGCCATCTCATTATAAATCCCTGCAACTATCGCACCAGCTTTAGCTTGTAACGACCCCGCGACATTATCCATACCTTGCTCGACACCGTACAGCATATCTTCGCCCAGAGGCACGAATAATTGTGCGGGTGAATGCGCGATAGCCGCACTTTCAGCAGATCCCAGGATACCCTGGATTACATCTTGAATTGCGGTATAAACAGAGCTTGCGGCATCTCTAATACCTTGCTGAATACCCGCGATAATATTAGTACCGATTGCTATTGCTGCCACGAGTGCATCAGTTGCTAACTGATCAATATCCCCTATCACACCAGCGGTCCACTCACCGAATTTTGTAAGTGAATTAGTCAGAAATGTAACAATAGTTTCCATTTGTTGTTTAGCCCACAAATGAAGATTCTTATCAGTAGTTTCTACAAACAAGTTAATATCTATAATAGCTTGTCGTTGAAATAAATCAGTATTAATAAGCCCTTCGCGCCTAAAATCAGTAATTAGTTTTAGATTGTCGTCCTTCCAATTTTGAAAAGAAATACCTGTATCAATTGTCCATTGATCAATCCCTGCTCTAGTCGTTCCAAGACCTGCTACGATTATATCGATGATTAAATCCCACATAACGCCGATCATTTCTTTAATGGTTTCCCAGGTTGTTGAAGCTATTATTTTAATCGTTTCCCAGGCACCATCCCAATCCCCTGTGATGACCTGCATTCCCAGCGTAAGGAACAGACGAAGCATCTCCATTGCCCAGGAAGTTGCTAATTTAATTTCCTCCCAGATTGTCAGCACAACACCTGACATCATAATCCACAGATTATTCCAAAAACGTTCTACCACAACCATAGTCTGTGTAATTAAAGGCAGATTAAGACGGTACCACATTAAAAACTTACCGATTTCGGCTTGAGCAAATTGTATGCCGTCTGTGCCTAAACGCTCAAAGAGCGCGATCACTTTAGGAATCTCTGTTTCGGTTGTGGTTCTAATACCACCAAGGTCATTTTTCCAGGCGAGATACAAGAGCCCAATTCCTACAATTAATAGTGCAATTACACCTAATGGCGTTGCAAGAACTGCCGCAAGACCTCCAATTACTTTAATCACTGTACCTAACACAAGTAGCACAGGGCCAGCGGCTGCGGCGATCGCTGCAATTCTAAGTGCTAGGGTCAATGTTTCGGGGGAAGCCTCGCGAGCTTTGTCAACCAACTTAGTGAGCTGTGCGATAAAAGGATCAAATGCAGGTCCTGACGCGTCTTGCAGAGAAATCGCGAGGTCCTCTACAGAGGCCTTTAATATATCAATATTGGTTGCGTCGGCTTGCATAACCTGCTCTAAGGCACGGTCAGTCGCTCCCGCAGCTTCACCAACAGCCTCAAGACCCATCGTCAAGTTATCTAGATCATTATTAAGTAAAGCAGTTGCTGCAGTCAAAGATTGCTGTGTAGTAAACAACTGACCTAACTTTGTGATATCGCCGCCAGTTGCGTCAGCAACTTTTCTCATAAACCCAGCAAGGCCATCTGCTTCAAGCGCCGCAGCACCCCACTCAAGCCCTAATTCTTTAGCAACTTTTGTAGCAGCTTTAGAAGGTTTGATGATGTTGGTAATCAAACGGTTTAACGCAGTAAACGATTGATTTTCACCTAATACCTGAGAAGTAGCGATTAATGCAGCTTGCAATTCTTCGAAACTAAGACCCGCAGCATTAGCATTAGAGATGACGTAACCGATACCGGCCCCGTAATCATCCATTGTAAGAATACCACGGTCAATCGTCTTGAACATCAAATCCGAGACATACCCTAAATCTTCAGCCTCGTACCCGTACGCCTTCATCACACGGATTAATGTAGCGTTAGCAGTTTCTAGATCAACATATCCTGCTCGAGCTACGCGAAGTCCGTGAGTTAAAACCGTCGTACTTAAACTTACATCATCTGTAGCACCTAACACGTTATACAGGCTCTCAGCGAGTTCCACAGGGCCATACCCTGCGGCAACACCCATGTCGCGAATGTTGTCGGAAAGATCTTTTAACGCAGCCTCCGGGAGTTGTGCAACCGAGTTCATACGGCGCATTTGCTTGTCAAATTCAATCCCAGTTTCTGCAATACTTTTTGCAGCAACAACAAGCGGCACCGTCAATCCAAGTGTTAGGCCGCGACCTAGTTTTTGGATTGAGGCGCCGGTTGTAAGTAGTGTCTTACTGGCAGTAGCAGCAAAATTCGTCAGTTTTCGTTCATTCGCAGAGATCTGTTGCGCAAAGCCTGAATCAGACATAATCAACTCTGCGACTAATCTAGCAATTAAGATTTCTGACGCCATCCACCACCAATCCTCGCAGGCTGATCGGATGTTTCGTTTGCCTGCTCGTGCCACCTATTTAACATCGCCACCCAGATAGAAGCTTTTTGATCCGGCCAAGTCCGGACTAAATCTATGTCAAGATGTAGCTCATAGGCCAGCCGGTAAAGTCGTTCATTCTGGTCTAAGTAATCTGAAAAGAAATCCCGTTCGCGGACTCCTCCTCGGCACTAGAGATATTCATGCCCGACAATTCAATAATCTTATCATACACCAAACCAATTGTACTAGCGCTTTTTGCCATCATCGACTCGTATAGTTCAACACCAATCTTAGGCTGCACCACACCCATCTGGACCACAGCAAACTGTGCCTTCATTGTATCAATTGTTATGACCTTGCCACTACCGCTACGCGAGATCTTTGCCAACGAATTTTTCTCACTCGCAGTCAAACCTCTCACTACAAGAGACCCGCCCCAC